CAAAAAAATATCCGACTCTACCACCTTTTCTTAAATTTTGGTTGTAACTTTGCTTTGAACCTGTACCTGCTGCATTAGCAGATCTTACATTACCTGCATTGTGACCTAGTCCTACTCCACCATGGTCTGACGCTCTACTAGTACCTGGAGTGTTACCGCCACCTTCACCTTGAATTACACTTGATGTAACCCTTCCTGAACCTAACTCACTATGAAGAGCGGCTCCTGGATCAATAGCCGTACCGGTTTTTATATTTCTTCTTGCTATTACAGCTTGTTTTTTATTATTAAGAAAATCATTAAAATTTGTTTGATTCTTTACATCTTCTTCTTCTTTTTCTTTTTCTAAATAATATGCATCGATGGGTCTAACTTTGTAGTCGGGGTTATTTATATTTTCTTTTGCTTTTGCTCTAGCTATGTCAGCTCTTTCTCTTACTTTATCAGCATAGTTACCCATCAAACTATCTTTGTTATAACCATATCTATCTTGATTAGTTAAATTACCGCCATACATAGACTGTTCTTGATTAGCTAATTGCATATCAATAAAAGCATTGTCTGTTCCACTTAATCTATTTTCTCTTGATTGATTTTTTGCTAACCCCATTAAAAAATTACCACCAGGAATTGCCATACCTATTCCTTTTCCAATTAAATCTATTGCCGGTTGAAACTTACTTGGTTCAGGTTCTAGTCCTTTTATATATCCAGTACCAAAATTAGATCTATTTGTTACAAACTGACCTTGATTTAAATTTGCTGTGTAAGGATCATTAGAAAGAGATGAATTAAAACCAGCACCACTATTTGTAAAAGCATTTGTATTAGGTATACCAAATGTTTGTGTAATTTTTTGTTCTTCAATTGTAGGTTTTTTAGTAGTAAAATCATTTTGTAAATATTGATTTCCTGGAATAAAATTAAACCCTTGTGATCTTGCATATGGATTACCTACGACTTTAGCCATTATCCCCTCCTTCCGTCTGGTTGAATATCTAATCTAAACGTACCTAGCTTCCAATCTTGAGAAGCCGCTATGTTTGAAATTTTTAATTGTATAGCTCTAGCTCTTACTCTTACGTCCTGTTTAGTTTGAGTTTTTGGTATATCAAAATTATTGGATACACTTGAATTATTTGGATAGTCTTTAGTAATTAATGAAACTCTAGTACTTCCGGTTTGGTCAATAAAATCTGGTATAATACGGTTAATTTTTGCAATATATTCTCCATCCCCTCTTAGATCCGGCATCCCAATAGACTGACCTGAAGCAGCCCGCTTCTGTGTTATATCAAAATCACCTGAAGCAATGTTTGCTAGAACTGGTGTAACAATTCCACCCGAAGTAATTTGATCCAACCCTACTTCATGTTCGTAGTATATCGTGCTACCTTCTGTATTACCTATTATATCATACGATGTATTATCATTAGGATCATAGTAACAAGCATGGGGTTTTTTAAATACCGCAGAATCTTGCCAAGCTGTTCTTGGAATACCTACTATTGTATTCTGCCCTAAAGAATTTTGTGCTGTATTAGTTTGACTAACAGTCCATATAGTTCTTTTATTACTAGATTCTAAATAATTATAAGTCACCACTCTATCTACTATATTAGAATCAACAGTACAATAAAACCAATTAATTTCAGTAAACAAATTATTTAAACCACAATTAATAAGATCTCTAGATACCGTGTTAAGATCATCATAAACATAATCTTCTACTAAACAAGGTAGTGATTGTAGTTGTCCATCGTATGCAAAGAAACCATTTTCAGACATCCAATATGCAGTACCATCTACTTCAACACATGCATTTTTACCAATCAATCCACAGTTAGTACCGGCTTGTTCAAAGGAGAAAGTAAACGGTTGACCTACAAATCGCATTAAAAATAATGATGTGTCAGTCCAAACGTATAGAGCGTCCCTACCTTTAATGGCTCCCATAATTTTAGAACCTGCAGCCAGTCTTTGTGTACCCGCTGTATTTTCTGCTTTTACAGTGTATTCATTAATATTTTCTTGGTCCGAGAATCTTATAAACATATCATCTTGTGTGCTTTTATCTCCTATAGTAGTTTCAGTACCAAAAAATACTAAGTGTCTATCCGGTGTTGAAACTAATACATGACGTGAAGCTGTGGGAGCTCCTGCAATAAGTGTTGCTCTAACTGAAGTAGCATTTGTTGGTGCTGAATCCCATTGAAAGCATTCCCCATTATAAATTAATGCTATTAGTTTTGTACCAAAATTATCTAAAACCCATAGACCTGGATTAAGTGTTACATCATTTTTAGAATCATCACCCCATGCAACAAAATCTGAAATATTACTTATGGCTGCATTCTGAGAATGAGTTGCTGCGGTTGTACCATTAACACCCCTAGCACCACCAGTTAAGGTCCCTGTTGCCTGGTCATTGGCTGTGTAACTAATGTCCTCGTTGTCAATTCTAATTTCTCCAGAAGCAGGAAACGCTGAAGAACTTGTAAGAACAACAGTTGTTCCTGTTGTGTTTGTTAAAGCTGTTTTTAAAGTAGTTGTTGCAATACCAGAAGCAGTTCCGCCATAATTACCTGTACCAAAACCAAACCCACCTAATTGTTGAGAAGGCCCTACGCTAAAATAAATATTACCAGTAGCATCACCAGAATTATTTAAAGGTGTTCCTGATTCATTAGTTGCCATGGTAATTGTAATTGTTGTAGAACTTGGAACCGAAGTTGCCATAAAAGATTTTTCTTCAAAAGCTGCGTTAGTAAAAGTAGAACCACTTAACCCAGTAACACCATCAAAAAATAAAATATCATCTTCATTCATTCCATGCGGTGACGGAAAAGTAATAGTAACAGTGGGGGTTCCTGATGAACTTGAAAATTTACAACCGGTTATAGCAGTTCTAATTGGTGTAATATCATAATACTGTCCACTACTATAAACATACAATACCCTGTTAGTTCCTATAGCTGCGTATTTAACCCCGTTATTATTATCAAAATGATGTAAGGCTCTACCGGCCCCAGTAAGTTTATTATCACCCAACTGATCCCAACCGCCTATTTTTTCAGGTGAGCCGTATCTAAACCTAACATTATCACCATCAAACCATTGACCTTCGGCCCCTGTTTCGGTTACTTGTTTGTTAATTCCTGGAGCAAAACCTAGTTTTTGTAACATATAAAATCCTGTTTATTAGGTAGTATATCAGATCTAAAGGGAATTCAAATGTTTTAAAATAATGGAATTTGTAATAAATCATTTCCACCACCCTCCTGTTTTAAAAACAGTTAAGCTTATTCTAGTTCCTTTTGTAACAGGAGTTACTTTATGTGGTATAAACGATGGAAATACTATTAAAGATCCAGGTTTACTTAACTCTTTTATCTCCATGGGTTGGTTATTAAACAAAAAAAAGTCCCCTCCTGAATATTTTTTTTCTGATAAATTAATTAGTGTGGTTAGTTTAGTTGTAAATTTTTTATCATATTCTTCTCCGTCGGTATGCCATTTATATTCTCCTTGATTAGTAGATTTATAAGTATTTTGCACTGCCCAATCATTAATATTTTCATATAAACCAAAACCAAACGCTTCTCTATTAATTTTTAAAATGTCGTAATTTACATCTTTAATTTTTTTTAATTCTTCGTAAGGCATTTGCACTGCTTTAGAAGTCTTAAGAGTAATAGCTTGCTTAGTAAATTTTTCAGATTTTTTATTAAACCTTGAGTTAAGGTTTTTAATTTCGTCTGGTTTTAAATAATCGCTAATGTAGTAATAAAGAAATTTCATTATTAATTACCAGGACCAACTTACAAAAGAATAACGTTTGCCTTTAGTAACCGGTTTAATTTTATGAGGGTATAGAAAATTAGAGGGAAACAAAAGTAAATCGCCTTCTTTTAATATAATTTTATAGTCATCAAAAAAAATTAATTCTCCACCAGTATAGTTATTATTTAAAGCACCTATTATACTTAATGTTGGGTTACCCCTTCTTTCACCTTCAAACAACGATTTAATATGATCAATATGTTTAGTCATTATTTGACCTTTATTGTATCTATTAAATTTAATAAAAGAAAAACCAGCCCAGGTCCTATGATATTTATTTTTATATTCTTTTAATATATATTTTTCTAATGCTTTCCAAATTAAATCATGGAGTTCTTTGTTATAAGTTAAAGAATCTTCCGACCAACATACATCTAATTCATTTTTTTTAACAATAGTTTTTAAATTTTTAAAATCTATATGAGTATGTGGTTCCCATGTTTTTTTAGATATTTCTTTTACAGTTTTTTTAGTAATTTTTTTAGGTATCCAATTTTTTAAATGAAGAATGTAATCAACTAATTTTTCTTTTTTCACTACAGTTTTAATTCAGTTAAAGTTTTATCTTCACCTAGTGCGCCTTTAACAAATACATTAAAAGCTAAACTAATTCTAGTGTTGTTTCCTTTTTTAGTGTCAACCATGTGTTCCAACGAAGAAGGAAATAAAAATAATTGACCTGTCTTAACCGGAAAAAACCATGACATAGAATTAAACGTATTAAACTCATTAACCTCTGGTACGATAACAGAATGTTTCTCATTATAAAAATAAATTTTATCGTGTTTCTCATCCGCATTAATATAAAACACACCTGACACTAATGAATTAGGATGTCTATGTCTATGATGAAATTGATTTTTTTCAGTATAGTTTAACCAAGACTGAGTTATGTATGGACTTACATTTTTTGTGGATAATATTTGATTAAAATAATCTTGTACTATTACTTCTAATTCTTTTTTTAATGTATTAAAATTTTTATTATTAAGAATATATGTATCGTTAGAAGTCGTGTTCCCTTCGTTTTTGTAAATACTTTTTTTAGTTGTTTCTACAAATTTATTTTCTTTACCGGTAAGTTTTCTATTTAACCCAGAAATATAAATAGGGGTTGGAAATATTCCATGAATATTTGATTTGATCATATTGTATGTATCTCCTTTAAATAATTAAATAAATTTTTTTCTTTTTTTAAATCAACATTATTATTTTTTCCATGTTTACAGTCAACTTCTATTGAGGCTCTTTTTAATATTGTTTCTAATTGTTTTTTACTATTATGCCTAAGAAGACTTATTTCATCAGTTGGAGACCAATCCATACCTGCAGCAATACAATGAAGACCTCCCATAGAAGAATGTTGAAAACCAAACGCTCTGTTTCTAACAGCAGAATCAATTCCGTTTCCTAGTTTAGGTAATCTATTTAACATAGTTTTACTCCATTGAGTATTAAGTATACTTTTCCAATAAGGGGTATCATCCCTATGCGAAAGTGCATAATGTAAAGCAACAAATTCTGCAAAGTTATCAAAAACTTCTCTGCAAAAAAAATTAAAATTATCTTTGTCAAATTGAGAAACTTTATTGCGTTGCAAATTTCTTACTAAATTAATTAAAAATTCATGAACAGAAAATAAACCGTTTCCTTCTAGAGGTTCAATAAAACCAGCAGACAATCCAATTGCACACACATTCTTAACCCATAGTCTTTTATAAATACCTACTTTACTTTTAATCTTTTTAAATTGTAAATTTTTTACACCTAGATATTTTTTAAATTGTTTTAAAGCACTATCATCATCTATAAATTTACTAGAATATACATAACCAGTTCCAATTTTAGACCATAGAGGAACTCTCCATACCCAACCATTTTGAATAGCAGTGCAATTTGTATAAGAAACTATTTCTGTTTTTTTATTTTTATAAGGTAGTCTAGTAGCCCAAGCAGAATCATTAGGAAGCATTTCACTATAAGATTCAAAAGGTTCTTTAAAAGTTTCGCCAAGCAATAAAGATTTAAACCCCGTGCAATCAATATATAAATCAGCTTTGTGTTTTTTATTTAAAGAAACAATTCCATTTTCATCTTGCTGTATATCTTCAACATGTTCTTTTATATATTTGACACCTCTAGGAATACAATAATTATCTTTTAACCATTTACCAAATTTAGATGAATCAAAATGAAAAGCATATGGAAGTTTATCAGAAAATTTATTGTTATTTACATAGTGCATTTGAGGGTAAAAAGTTTCAACATAACTAGAATTAAGTTTTTTAGGATTTTTTAATTTAGCTAACCACCAACTATTAATACCTGCAGACATTTCTGTTTCGTCTGGAATACCAAAAGGATAATGAAAAGATTTACCTTTTTTATAAAAATCTGTAAATTTAATACTTAACTTGTAGGTTCCGTCTGTTTCTTTTAAAAATTTTTTTTCATCTATTTCTAATAACTCACACCATTTAGTAAACTGATGTAATGTGCTTTCCCCTACCCCAACTGTTGAAACATCCGGACTTTCAATTACAGTTATTTTTT